TGCTCTTCCGATCTGGATAGGGAGAAACTGAGTATAATACAGCTTTATTAGTAATTGAAAACGCTAACATAGGTTGGGATACAATTCAAACTGCTATTGATAGAGGATATCAAAATTTATATTATTCATCTAAATCAGATACTGCAAACATTAATCAGGATAATTTTATTAACAGAAATGAAAATAATTTAGTACCTGGTTTTACTAACTCATTAAAAACTCGTCCTTTATTAATTGCTAAATTAGAATCATATATGCGTGAACGCGCTTGTGTTATCCAATCAAGACGTACACTTGAAGAATTAAGAACCTTCATTTGGAAACATGGTAAAGCACAATCTAGTGATGGATATAATGATGACTTAGTAATGTCATTTGGTATTGGTATGTTCCTTAGAGATACAGCCTTACGATTTGGACAATCAGCTATGGACTTAACTCGTGCTTCGCTTGGAGGCATAGGAAAAGTTAATTATCTTCCAAGCACAGCAGGCAATTATAATCCTAATGATTATGGATCAAATAGTCCATGGTCTATGAATCTTGAAAACGGATCAAAAGAAGATATCAGTTGGCTGATTTAAATAAATATTTATAACATATAATAAAAAATTATGGGATTATTTGACAATCTAAAACGATTATTTTCTTCAGATGTCGTTATTCGTAACGTAGGTGGAGATGAACTAAGAGTAATAGATACAGACCGAATACAATCGTTAGGTACATTACAAACTAACGCGTTAGTAGATAGGTTTACTAAAATTTATACAACATCAGGCGCTGGTATTTATAACTTAAATAACGTTTATAATTATCAATCATTAAGAGTACAACTTTATGCTGATTATGAAGCAATGGATACAGACGCTATTGTAGCTTCTGCACTTGATATTATAGCTGATGAATGTACACTTAAAAATGAACATGGAGAAATGCTTCATATTCGTTCTAGTGATGAAAATATTCAAAAAATATTATATAATTTATTCTACGATGTATTAAATATCGAGTTTAATTTATGGAGTTGGTCTCGTAATATGTGTAAGTATGGTGATTTTTATCTTAAATTAGAAATCGCTGAAAAATTTGGTGTATATAATGTAATTCCATTCTCATCTTATTCAATTATTAGAGAAGAAGGTACTAATCCTAAAAATCCTACTTATGTAAGATTTAAATATGATCCAACTAGTGTATCAGGTATTTCTGCTCCTCAAACACAAGCAGCTTTAGGTACTTCTACATCAGATATTTACTTTGAAAATTACGAAATGGCTCACTTTAGATTATTAAGTGATGTTAACTACTTACCTTATGGTAGAAGTTATTTAGAACCAGGTCGTAAGATATTTAAACAAATGATATTAATGGAAGACGCGATGTTAATACATCGTATTGTTCGTGCTCCTGAAAAACGTATTTTCTATATGAATGTAGGTGCTATTCCACCAAATGAGGTAGAAGCATTTATGCAGAAAACAGTTCAGAAGTTGAAAAAAGTACCATTTGTAGATCCAACTACTGGTCAATACAACTTAAAGTACAACATGATGAACATGATGGAGGATTTTTATATCCCAGTTCGTGGTAATGATCAAAGTACACGTATAGACACAGCTAAAGGTTTAGAATACAACGGTATTGAAGACGTTGCATACTTACGTGATAAGTTATTCGCTGCTTTAAAAATACCCAAAGCGTTTATGGGTTACGAGAAAGATTTAACTGGTAAAGCTACATTAGCAGCTGAAGACATTAGATTTGCTCGTACTGTAGAACGTATTCAAAGAATATTATTATCTGAATTAACTAAAATTGCCTTAGTGCACTTATATACTCAAGGATATGATGGTGAATCATTAACTAACTTTGATTTATCATTAACTACACCTTCTATCATTTATGATCAAGAAAGAGTAGCATTAATGAAAGAAAAAGTTGATTTAGCATCTCAAATCATGGAAAATAATTTATTACCATCTGATTGGATTTATGATAATTTATTCCACTTTAGTGAAGATCAATATGATGAGTATCGTGATTTAGTAATTCAAGATAAAACTCGTAAATTTAGATTAAATCAAATTGAAACTGAAGGTAATGACCCATCAGAAACAGGTCAGGTATATGGTACACCACATCAATTAGCTTCTGCTTATGGTAAGGGTAGAGGAGATGGACCTGTACCAACAGGATATGATGAGAAAAATCCTAATGAACCCGTTCATTTAGTAGGTCGTCCTAAAGCTTCTGTTTCAAATATTAATAGACAAGATAATCCATTTGGAAAAGATAGAATTGGTGCTAAAACATATAGTACTGCAGGAGTTGATCAAGAAGATAGTATAACTCGTACCGCTTGGAAAGGTGGTTCACCTCTAGCATTAGAAGTACTAGCTCAAAACAAGAAAATGTTTGAAAATTTACCTGTAAATCGCAAGACATCGTTATACGAACAAAGTGATTTATTAAATGAGGATAACATTCGTGATGAGGTTGGATAATTTATATATTTATAAGTAGTACCATTATACTAAACCATGCGTATTAAACATAACAAATTTCGTAACACTGGTGTATTATTTGAGCTATTAGTGCGTCAAATCGCTAGTGATACGTTAGCTAATATTGATTCTAAAGCAGTGAAAGTTGTAAAAAAATTCTTTACACACAGTGAACTAGCTAAAGAACACAAACTTTATCATACTATTGTAACAGCTCCTCGCTTAACTGAAGGAAAAGCTGAAGTATTAGTTAATACTACTGTTGATTTAGCAAAAAAGCTAGATAAAGAACAATTACTTAAAGAAAAATATAATCTTATTAAAGAGATTAAAAAACATTATGATTTAGAGAGTTTCTTTAAATCTAAAATTACTAACTATAATGTATTAGCAGCAGCTTATACTTTATTTGAATCATCAATGGAACCTAAGTTTGTAGAGCCTAAACAAATTGTGCTTAACAAACTTACTATTTTGGAACATATAACCAAAAAACAATTAATTGAAAATACTGACACTGATACTACAAAAGCATTTAATAAAGAAGATAAAAATATTCGCTTATTAGCATATAGAATGTTAATTGAGAAATTCAATAACAAATATGCTGATTTAAGTAACAGACAAAAATTAGTCCTTAAAGAATTTATTAATAATATTTCTAATCCAGAACATCTAAAAGTTTTTATTAACGAAAACCTAGATAAAATTAAATTAGAACTAGTCTCTTTAACTGGTCAAGTTGACGATAAGACAACTGAGATCAAGTTAAACGAAGTTATAAGTTTAATTAAACCGATATCTGCTAAGTCGTCTGTTAAAGATGAACACATAGTAGCTTTACTTCAATATCAGCAATTAGCTGAAGAAATTAAGAAAATCAATGGATAAGAAGACCCTAAAACAAGAAATTGCTAAACTCCTTAAAAAGGAAATGTCTACAACAGGCACTGGCGCTTCTGTAACTCCAGGTGTTGATGCTGGTGTAGCAACTAAATATGCTTCTGGTAAACGTGATAACAAAGGTACACCAAAAGATTGGAAACCTGCTCCATCAATCCCTAATCGTAAGTCTAAGGCAATTGATTATAAACAATTATTTGAAAAAGAATTAAATGAAGGATACGCTCAATTCAAAAACAGTACTAAAACACGTACTAAACCTGAGCAATATCATTCAGCAGTTAAGGAAGTAAAGAAAAAAGTAAATGAAATCAATCGTCTGTTTGAATATATGGATCGCTTGAAATCAGAATTAAATGAAGGTGAAGAAATTAAATATAAAAAATACACCGAAAAAGCAATCCAAGAAATTAAAGAACAAACTAAATCATTATTTTTTAAATCAACAAAACTAAAATAAAATGGCAGATAATTTTGACATGAAACGATTCCTATTTGAAAACAAATTAGGATCATATGCAAGAAACACAGTAGTAGAAAATCAATATGAAGGTGATCAATATGATGATGAGGATGAAGACGAAGACGAAGATTATGATCTAAACGCTGCTTTTACTGCTTCTCCTGCTTCTCATTCATATGATGAAGTATTAGATATTTTTGTATCTTATGAAGATGAAGATATCTTAAATAAATTTAAATCATCTTTCCCCAAAGGTAAAGATATCACTAAAGATGATTTTGTAAAATTCTCAAAATCTACAATTGATGATATGAGTGAAATGGGTTATGTTAAAGCAAATTGGATATCATTAACTGATGATGATGTTTATGAAAAAGCTGGTCTAATAGAAAATCAAAAAGAAGGATATATGGGAACCCAATATGGTTCTTCTGAAGATATGGCTGTAGATATGGTTAAAAAAGGAATTAAAGAAATTACACATTACCAATTAGGTGATAGATGGTCACCTAATTTTGACTATAAAGGCATGCTTAAAGCAGCTGCTGATTTATCAGTATCATCATCTGAAGAATCAATGCAAAATATTTCAGATTCATTTGAAGATGTAAATTATCATAGAGAAAATGATCACTTACAAGACGCTATTGAAGCTAAAAAAGAAAATGATAATGATGCTATAAAATATCATTTAGCTTTATTCAAAGATGAGTTAAAGAAAACTATTAAAAATCTTAAAGAAACTCAAATCTTTGAAAGAAAAAAAGTTGAAGAAGGTGAAACTTTAAGTCCAAAAGTAGAAAAAAAATATAACATGGTTGTTTCTGCCCTTAAAAAGGCAAAAACAGATAATGACATATATAAAATTCACAGTACTATTCAATTGCTTCCTAATACTGTATCAAAGTTAATATATGATAAACTTCAAAAAGCAGGTTTAGTTGATAAAGTAAATGGTGGGTGGGAATATAATATTGATTCATTAGATGAAGGTGAAGCAGCTTACGAATATGAAAAAGGTAAAGCAGCTGGTAAGAAAGAAGAAAAAGCTAAATTAACTAAAGAAGATATAGGTGGAGATATTGGTGATGCTACAGCAGCAAAAATGATGGATTTCTTAGCTGAAAAAGATAAAGTTAAAGAAGGTCTACCAATTGAAGATCCACGTGTTGAAAAAATTATTCAAACATTAAAAGATTTAGATGTTGATGGTGAGACAATGGAATATATCCTTAAATCAGTTGGAATGGATGATCAAATGGCTAACCAATTAGTTCATAATAAAGCTGAATTAGATGAAGTTCTATCAGGTGAAACTTTAGGTAAAATGGATAAATCAGCAGATCAACTCGCTTTAGCTGATTTTAGAGATAATGCTTATTATGTTATATCTTCTTTAAGAGAAGATGGTTTTGATGATAAAGATATTTTAGAATTTTTACAACAAAATTTAACAATAGCATTTAGATAAAATGGCGAAGGTTAAAGGTAGTAAAGCATCTTCATCAAATATTAAAGTTACATTCGGAAAACGTAGAGGTGGTAAAGCCAAAAAACGTTTAAATAAACATGTGAGTGTAGGTTCAAAATACAGAGGACAAGGTAAATAATATTTATATATATGACAACAATAGATTTATATCGTAAACACAAAGCGGGAGAAATTAGCCGTGAAAAATTCTTATATGAAGTAAGACGTAATGAACAATTACCGTGGATTACTAACTTAACATCATATGATGATGCAGTTAAAATCCTTAAAAACAAAGGTGTTGTGACTGAAGCTAAAATAGAAGAAGTATTTGCTCTTACACCTGCTGAAGAATCTACATTAGAAAAGATTGTTGCTAAACATATTGAAGATGCAGATGCTATTTCTAAAGAAATGGATGCGTATTATGAAAATGGATTTCTAGGATTCTCTGATATGTTGCAATCTAATCTAAAAAGAGATAGTGAATATACTTCTTGGACTCAACGTACAAATGATGAAGAACAATTTAGAAAAGAAATTGGTGAATCATTAAACGAGGATTGGGGTAGTTCAGATCAGAGTACTTTTAACCAATCTATTCATAAAGATTTACGTGAACCAAAAGAAATGCCAATGCCTTTTGATCCTAAATTTGAAGCAGCAGTAGCATCTGCGGTAGATTTTTGGTGGGATGATTGGGATGAATATAGAAAAGATAGAGATGGTTTAATTGATGAAGCTAAAAGACGTTATCTAAGATCTTATTTCCCAGAAGATTTTAAAATGCTAACTCAAATGTTTAGCGAAGCTTTAAATGAAGGTAAAAAAGATAATAAAGCTAAAAAAGAAACTAAAACTAAAACAGTAGATTATGTTAATCCATATGAATATCGTCATGGTTTAACTTATGAATTAGAACAAGCAGATGATTATAGTGCTGATGGGTTAGAAAAAGCAATTGATAAAGTATTAAAAAACTTAACTAAAGATATTACTTTCTATTCTACTTTATTAAACCAAAAACAATCATCATTTGAGTTTAAACCTTCTCAAACTGACGCTAAAGGAATGCAAGCTAACGCTGATGGTACTTTAAAAAAAGGTGCTGGTAAATTAGAAAAAGCAAACGTTAAAGATAATTTAGGTAAAAAAGAAGCTGGTAAATCAAATCCTAAAGGTGTTAAAGTAATGCCTGATAAAGGTGTTACTGGTACTCAAAAAACTATTAAAGAAGGTTTACTTAATGAAGAAGCTGAAGATAACTTCATGGATTCTATTTTAGATATTCTTGTTAATGATAATATCTTAACTCAAGATGATATTGATAAATTAAATAATGGAGAATATCCTGAATTATTAAATGCTTTATATGCTGAATTTGATAAATATAAAGATTATGAAGAAGCAGATTTGTCTATAAGTACATCTGATTTAAATACTTCAGCTAAACATATAGCTCAAAAATTAGGTAAAATAAATGAAGGTCTTGAAGTTAAAAAAAGTAAATATATTTCTTCTGAAGAACAAGAAGATGAAGATTTTCCAGTATTAAATGATGACGCTATTAGAGCATATCTTAAATCAGTAATTGATCCTGAATATATTGATGATGTTGATGTGTTTATGGATGATGATGAAGGATATGGTGAGTCATCAATGTATTTCTTTGATACACCAGATGATAAAGATCCATTCACTATTCCTGATAATGAAGTTGAAAGATGGGCTGAACAAGAAATGAGTTATTATTTAACTTCTCGTCCTGATGAATTTCCTTATAAATCAATTAAAGAAGAATTAGACGTTAATTTTGAAGAAAATAACGAAACTCAATTCGAGGATTTAATGAAAAAATATGACTGGTATTATGAAATGAGCGATGACTCATCAAAATTTAATGCTGGTAGATCAATAGATAAACAATTACAAAATTTAGGTGGTAAAATTGGTGGAAATAAAGCAGTTGAAATATTCAATAAATATGCTCCCGCTGATAGAAAAGTAACTTCAACATTTTTTACAATCAATGAAAATGAAGATAAAAAAGCTAAACTTAAAGAATTATTAAAAAAAGCACTAAAAGAAGTTGATCCTCAATTACAAAAATTAAGTAAAGATGAGGAAAACGCTGAAAGATCTTTAGCTGGTATTTTACAAAAAAAAGCAGCTATTTTAAGTAAACCTGGAACACAAGGATAATGAGTAAGCAAGTATTAATAGAATATTCAATTTTTAGACCAAATCCAACTTCATTAAATGAGGTTAGAGAAAATCCATCTAAAAATTTAATTGTACAAGGTGTTGTACAACGTGCTGATGCTAAAAATCAAAATGGACGTGTTTATCCTAAAGAAACATTAGAACGTGAAGTTGAAAAATATGTAGAAGGACCAATTGCTGAAAATAGAGCTTTAGGTGAATTAGACCATCCAGATTCATCTATTATAAACTTAAAAAATGTTTGTCATAATATTAGAAGTTTATGGTGGGATAATGATAATTTAATGGGTAAAATAGAAATATTACCTACTCCAAGTGGTAATATCCTAAAACAATTATTTTTAAATAATATTACTGTAGGTATTTCATCTCGTGGTATGGGTTCAGTCCGTCCATTAGGTGAAGGTACAGTTGAAGTACAAGATGACTTTGAATTATTATGTTGGGATTTTGTTTCAACACCATCAACCCAAGGTGCATTTATGAAACCAGTTGGTTTAAATGAAAACTTTAATCCAATATTATTTAAAGGTAACAAATATGTTAAAGTAAATAATTTA